ATGGAAGAAGAAATGGTTCCTGCTGTTGATACATACATTAAAGAATATGTACAGCAAAACCGTGGTGGAGGCGAATTAAATCATAGCAGCAACCCTGATGTTGATTTAGGTAAACTTGCAGATAAGATTGTTAGTCTTGAAAGAGATAAACATGATTCTGATTTTTATATTGGAAAATCTTTAATTCTTAGTACTCCATCTGGTAAAATTCTTGAGTCACTTGTTCATGATGGTGTTAAATTTGGTAAATCTACTAAATGCCTTGGTCAAATTTCTGAAAGCACAGACGGCTTTAATATTGTTAAAAGTCCAATCGTTCTTCTTGTAGACAACGTTTTTGATCCTTCTGTTGCAACAGCATTTGTAAACGGTATTCTTGAAAATAAAGAATATATTATTTCTGATGATGGTCGTGTTGCAGAGGCATACGGTGCATTAGAAAAGAAATTAGCTAAATATCCATCAAAACATAGAGATGCAATTAACGAATATATTCGTGAGTCTCTTGAGAAGTTTCTCGTAACAATTTAATGTCAAAAAACCTAGAACAAATTTATGAAAGTATGTTATCACCTTCTATTTTAGGTGTTATACGTCAAGCTCTTCCACTTTCTCCTTTAAAAGCTATTACAAGCACTCGCGAGGAAGAAGAAGATATGGAAGATGAAGAATACGAGTGTGACGAAGACTCAGACGATGTTGCCGAAAGTCATGTAGAAGTTGCAAGAGAAATCTTATCAATTGTTTCTGATTTAGATGATCTTGCAAAAGAGTCTATGTATAAGAGCTTTCGTAAAAAAATAGAAAAATGTGCAGATAAAATTCGTGACTTAGCTAATGAGATTATTGAAGATCACGGAACTGATGTATGACAAGTAAATTTGACCAATTATTTAAAAAACTAGTTTCTAAATTTGGTAAATCTGAAGTAGCAAAAGGCTATAAAACAGAAAAGGAACATAAAAAACCAAAAGAAGAAACTTTAAAAATAGCAAAAGACCATTTAAGTGAATTTCCAGAATATTATAAGGAATTAAGTAAAATGGAGAAAAGATTAAAGAAAAAGAGGCAGAAATAATCTGCCTCTTTTTTATTATAGATTTTCATTTATCTTTTTTTCTATAAAATCTTTGTTAGTTAGTCCAACATGTCTCCAAACTTCATTTCCATCTTTTGAGAGGATAATCGTTGGAACTGCTCGAATTCCTGCATTTGTTAGAACTTGCGGATCAGAGTTATATGTATCAACATCTTCAAATTGAATCTTGTCACCAAATTGAGTTACAATTTCATTAAGAATAGGTTTCAATACTTTACAAGGATTGCAGTATTCATGACCAAATTTAGTTAGTTTTAGGTTTGCCATAGAATATAACTTAACACAGGAATTCAATAAAATCAAATTTTTAAATAAAAATGTAAATAAGATTACCTATGGAACCTCAAATAAAGTCAAAAATCGCACAAATGCTATATAACCTTGGTACAGAAAATAGAGCAGCAGCGGATAAAGAATTAAGAGATATTGTTAAAAGTAAAGTTAAAAACACATTATCTAGAGAATATGAAAAAGTTAAGGCATCTTTTTCAAAAGAAAATACATAATTTATTATAAGTAACTATTATATGCTAACAGAACTCAAATCTATTTTCGAATCTGTGGATAAGGAAATTCTTTCCGAAGACACTTTGAAAGCAATTTCTTCGCTCGTTGAAGAAAAAGTAAATGCTAAGGCTCAGGAGCGTGTTGAATTAGAAGTTGAAAATGCTGTGAAAACACAGTACGAAAAATTCAAAACCGTTTCAGAAAAAGCAATCTCAGCAATTGATGCTGATCACACTAAAAAAATCAAAATGGTTGTTAATGCAATCATGGAAGATTATGACCAAAAACTTATTACCGTTCATCAAGGTTACAAAAATCTTATTGCTAATACTGCAATTAAGCATCGTGACACTCTTGTAGAATCTGTTGATGAATTCCTTGATTTGTATATTGAGAAAAATATTCCAAAACAAGAAATCGAAGAAGCTGCAAGAAATCAATATGCTCTTAAAGCAATTGAAGAAGCTCGTAAGATTCTTGGTGTTGATGAAAAATACATCAAAAATAACATTAAAGAAGCACTTGTAGACGGTAAGCGTCAAATGGACACTCTTCTTAAAGAGAATGAAGAACTTAAAAAAGGAAAATTCATTGCAGAAAGTAAAAAAGTTCTTGCAGAAAAAACCTCGAATCTTCCAGTTGAAGTTGCGCGTTTTGTACGCTCTCGCCTCGAAGGTAAGTCTGCAAAATTCATTCAAGAAAATTTCGAATACGCTATAGATATGTTTGGTCGTCAAGAACAAAAAGCTAAACAATCTGCACTTCTTAGCGAAAAGAAAACTTATATCGTTGATCGGAACAGGGTAGCCGATGAATTCATCAAAGAATCAGAAAATAAGACACAAAATCAATCTAATCCGCAGAACCCAATGGAAGATTTGTATTTAAGTGGCTTAAATTTCAGAAAATAATCAAAAACAAATAAATAAAATATATGCAATCACTAGCTTCAAACTACGTAGACTCGGCTCCCTCTCTCATTTCAAGAGAAAGGGGTAAAGCGTTAATTTCAAAATGGAGTAAAATCTTAGATTTTACTGATAATCAAACCAAAGTAATCGAAGGATACCAAAAACGTCTTGCGACTGCTCTTATGTGCGAAAACCAAGAAAATTGGCTTCGTCAAAATGGTCACATGCCACGTTCTCTTGTTCAAGAAACAGGACAAATCGCAGGTGGTACATTCGGTGCAGGTGGCGTTGCGGGTTCATCCGTATACGGTGGTGGTACTGATCAAGGTACTGCTCCTACAGTTTATGGTCAATACGGTAATCAAGGACCGGGTACTGGTGGTAACACTGACTGGTATGCTCCTGGTGATGCGCGTCTTCCAAAGACTCTCATTCCTATGATTCGTCGTACATTCCCTGAGCTTATCACTCATGAAATCGTAGGCGTTCAGCCAATGAGCGGTCCTGTTGGTCTTGCTTTTGCTCTTCGTTATTTCTATGACCAAGACGCTCTTGCATGTACACCTTACAACGATACAAACTGTTCAGGAGGCAAAACCTTCCCTAATGGTCCTGGTGTATGGACTGGTTCTAACACAGATGAAGCTGGTTATCAAAAGCTTTATACTGCTCACACTGGTATCACTGCTGCTGGTCTTTCTGGTCTTGGTTTAACTAATTCAACAAGTACTTCTGGTTCTTGCTTTGACTTCACTCCTCAAGATATGGGCGTTGCTCAACTTCTTGCTCACTTCGAAGCATCAAGCAACATTCCTACAATGTCCCTTAAGATTGAGAAACAAGCTGTTGAAGCTGGTACTCGTCGTCTTGGAACATCATGGAGCATGGAACTTGAACAAGATCTTATGAACATGAATGGTATTGATATTGACTCAGAAATGACCAATGCAATGTCCTATGAAATTCAAGCAGAAATCGACCGTGAAATGGTAATCCGTATGATTCAAGTTGCTCTTAACGCAGGTTTCGGCAATGGTTATTCAGTATGGAAACCACAACTCGCAGATGGTCGCTGGTTCGCAGAGCGTGGTGTTGACTTCTATGCAAAAATCGTTGTAGAAGCTAACCGTATCGCAATTCGTAATCGTCGTGGTCCTGCTAACTTCATTATCGCAACTCCAAAAGTTTGCACAATTCTTCAACTCCTTCCTGAGTTCCGCGTATTTGAAATTGCATCCGCAATTCAAGCTCACCCAAATGGTGTTGCTCGCGTAGGTACTCTTGCAGGTCAGTTCAACATCTATCGTGATACTCGCACAGAGGCACAATATCTCGCAGGTGTTCGTTCTGAGCCAGTTGAGTATGCACTTCTTGGTTACAAGGGTTCTGAATTCTGGGATACTGGTATCGTGTATTGCCCATACATTCCAGTTCTTGTTCAAAGAACAATCTCTCCAACTACATTCACACCTAACGTAGGTATGATGACTCGTTATGGAGTAATTGATAATCTCTTCGGTTCTGGTAACTTCTACCACTTAATTATCGCTCGCGACCTTAACACTGGTCACTTAACAACTTGCGGTACTCCAGTAAGCGTAGTTTCCCCAACTCCAATCAACTATAACTACCTTAGCTAATCGCTAGAGTAGTAGATCCAAAAAACCCGCTAGGAAACTAGCGGGTTTTTTATTTGTATTAAAGGTTAAAAATAAAAAGTTATTTAATTTCCTTTTCTATTAAATTAACTTCTTTTTCTTTCATTTTTATAATCATATCAAACATCTCTTCACGACTACCGCTCATAATAACGTTTGTTTGATTAAGTGTTGTTCCTGCTGGAAGTGCTTCAGGATTATTTTTATTAATAGTAAAATCTGCAAGCCTTTCTTTAATATCTATTTCTCTTGTTTTTGTTTTTTCAGTAATTTTATTCTTTTCTTTTTCAGTAAGAATTTTAACTTTATTTTTTAATGCTTCACTTTGAGCTTTACCAATATTAGAGTATGCTTCAAAATATTCT